GACAAGAGTTAAATAAACTTATGGGTTTATATTCACCTGATAAACTTGATATAACATCTAACGGAAAAGAAATAACTGAAATCAAATTGATACAGATAAAAAGGAAAGAAGACTTAAAAGATGGCGGAACTGACGATAAAACAGACACCGGTATTTAATTGGAACTTTGATGCCTTAAAAAGAGATGATATAAGATTTCTGGTCAATCAAGGGGGGTCGAGAAGTTCTAAGACCTATTCACTATGTCAGATGGTTATTGTATATTGTTTGACTAATCCTGGTAAGATGGTTAGTATCATTCGTAAAACCTTTCCAACTTTAAGAGGAACGGTTATGAGAGACTTTTTTGAGGTTATGAAGGAGTTAGAACTATATGATGAGAAACTACACCACAAGACAGAAAATATGTATAACTTTCCTAATGGTTCATCAGTTGAATTCTTTGGTGCTGATAACGAACAAAAGTTAAGAGGTAGAAAAAGAAATATACTTTGGATAAATGAAGCCAATGAATTAAACTTTGAGGAATTTACACAATTAAATATGAGAACAACTGATAAACTTATATTTGACTTTAATCCATCTGATAACTTTCACTGGTTGTATGACCTTATAACAAGAAAAGAAACTATTCTAATACATTCAACCTATAAAGATAATCCTTTTTTAGGTGATGCTCAAGTAAAAGAGATAGAAAATCTAATTCAATATGATGAAAGTTATTATAGAATATATGCTTTAGGTGAGAAAGGTTCTGGTAAGACAACAATCTATACACACTGGAAGTATTATGAAACACTACCTGAGATAAAGAGTGTAATATATGGACTTGACTTTGGTTTTAACCATCCAACTTCTTTAATTGAATGTTCATTTACTGAAAATGATGTTTATGTTAAAGAGATTATTTATCAAAGTCATATGACGGCTGATGATTTAGTTAAAAAGATGAAAGAGTTAAATATATCTACTAAGACTGAGATTATTTGTGATGGTGCCAGACCTGAAATGATTGAAGATATAAGAAGAGGTGGTTTTAACACTAAGGTTGCTATAAAAGAAGTAAAGAAAGGTATTGATAGTGTTAAATCATCGGGTTTATTCATTAATAAAGAAAGTGTTAATGTTGTAAAAGAGATAAATTCTTATAAATGGAAAACAAATGGTGATGTTGTGTTAGATGAACCAGTTAAAGTATATGATGATGCGATGGATGCTATTAGATATGCTATTCACTGGTGGAAAAAGAAAGGTAAAAAGACAGATACAAATTATTTTAGAATACATTACTAATTGTATTAGAAAAAAATAGAGTTTGTCTATTATATAAAAAAGAAAAAGAATATATGAAATTTTTTAAGTTAAATGAAAAAGAGTATCAAGTTCCAGAAAGCTGGCAAGAGATGTCACTTAAACTATATGTTAATGTGGCGAAACTTGAAGAGAAAAGAACAGAATATTTTTTAGGTGAATTATATTTACTTAAAATTATTGAGGCAATATGTGATGCTGAAGATGGTGAATTAGATGAATTAACTTTAGAAGTAGTTAATGATATATCATCTTCACTTGTTTTCTTACAAGAACAGAAAGACTGGCCAAATGTTAAGACATTAGAAATTGAAGGAGTAACATATGTGTTTCCATCTGACTTAAATAAACTGACAATGGGTGAGTATATTTCTATGAAGACATTTCAAGAGAACACAAAGTCACAATCAGAAGCAATACCTTATATACTGGCAATTATATTAAGACCAGGTAAATTGGTTCAAGATGGTGAGACAGGAGAAGAGAAGTGGGTTCAAGATAAATTCACAGCTAATAATATAGATTATAGGAAAGATATATTCTTAAATCAACCTGTTATGGACCTTATGGGGCCAATAGGTTTTTTTTTAGGTGGGAAGTAATAATATACAAACAATATAAAGGTTTGTTTAGTAAGAGTTCAAAAGAAGACAACCTGGCTTTAGGTCAAGTAAGTATAGACAAAAGATGGGGATGGCTGGCAATGGTAGATAGATTAAGTAATGGTGATATAACAAAACATGATGAGGTCTATCAAAGAAATTACATAGAATGCTTAAACTTATTATCTTATTGGTATGAGAGAGATAATTATTTTGAGCAACAAAATGAAATAAGAAAAAATAGTTATAGACATGGCTAATAACACGGTGAGTATAAATAAAATAGTATCAATCTTTCAAGATTTATCTATTAGACAAGAAATGGTTAATGACTTTGGTTATGGACCAGCATATAATATAGGAACATCTCGTGAGATGAAGTTTCCTTATATATGGGTTGAGAATGGCACAGGAACTACACAAAGAAGTGATAATGGTTTTAAGACTAATCTATATACCTTTACAATCTATTGTATGGATAAGATTAATTTTGGGGAGGACAATTATAATGAAATTATATCAGACACTCATTATATTTTAGACACAATGGTTCAAGAGATAGCTCAACATAAATACTATGTTGATATGAATTTGTCTATTGATGGAGACATACAATTTACACCTGTAATAGAAGCAACAGATGATAATGTTAATGGATGGCAAATAGACATTACGATTAAACAACCAATTAGATATACTTATTGTAATTCACCAATAGAACCTATCACACAATATACAACTCAATTAAATAATCAATTTATAGAATATAGATTGATTGGTCCTACTGGACCAACAGGACCAGCTGGAGCGACAGGAGCTGATGGTCAAGGTGCTATTGGTAATAATGATGTTGGTGTTATGTATCTAAAGAATAATACTATTACAACTGATATAACAGCAATTAATCAAAGAAAGGTTGTTTCTGGAACTATGAGTGTTGGAACACTTTATAACTTTATCAAAGACCCTTCTACTAACTCACTTAAATATACAGGACCTGGTGGTAGATTTCATATAATATGTAACTTTAATTTTTATGAAGGTAATCAAAATACTTGTGGATTTTATATTGGTCACAATACTAATGATACAACACCATTAGACCCTGATGCTGATAGAATAAGTGAAAGTGAGATTTATGCGAATAGTAGTAATCCTTCATCACAACCAATAGCAGCTACTATACAAACCGTTTTAGATTTAAATACAAATGATAGAGTTTTCTTTATAGTTCAGAATAAAGATGCATCTACTGATATAACGGTTGAGTTTATGAAGTTTGTAGTAACATCTTTAACAGCTGAAAAAGGTGCGACAGGAGCCACAGGTTCAAATGGATTAAATGGTGTTCATAATCCAATTATTATTAGTGGTGAAAGATACACCTTATCACTGGGAGCAGCTGCGAAATCAACACTTCTATCTGTAGCAAATAGATTAGATTTAATGCCTTATATACCAATAGTAACACATACATCAACAGGTTTAAGTATAGATTGCAGTTCAGCAATAGCTGGTTCAAATGCTAGAATTTTAGTTTATTCTAATAATAATGGTCAACCAGGAACTAAAATAGTAGAAAGCACTAATTTATCAACTGCTGCTATAGGTATAAAAACATTTTCAACTTCACAAACATTTACAGCTGGAGAGATATATTGGATTGGAGTTCATACAAGTTCAACACAAACATTAAGAGCAGTTCCAGTAGCGAATATGTTAAATATAGGAACACCAACTACGCAAAGCACTACACATTTTACAATGTATAGAGTAACCGTTGCATATGGCTCAGCACCAACTACATATTCAGGTGGTGTATTAACATCATCAATTGCCAATGAGATTAGAATAACTGCGGCTTAATAAAAATAATAATATAATTATGGAACAGACAAGAGTAGAAGTTTATGATGAGACAGGTTTAATAGAAGTTTATTATATAGATAGTAATGAACCTACAACTGAAGAATTAATAACTCAGAAGGAAGCTGAGTTAATAGCAATCTATGATGAGATACAAAGATTAAAAAATAATAGATAACTATGCCATTAAAGGAATGTCAAATAGAAGGTAAAAGAGGTTGGAAATGGGGTGAAGAAGGTAAATGTTACACAGGTCCTGATGCTAAAAGAGATGCAATTAAACAAGGCATAGCTGTTGAAGGTGATAAGTTTGCTGATAGTTATACAGATTATCCTAAAGAAGCTTCAGAGAATGCTAAAATAGCTTTGAGATGGGCTGATGAGAATGGTTGGGGTTCATGTGGAACACCAGTTGGTAAGGCGAGAGCTAATCAATTAGCAAAAGGTGAACCTATATCAAGAGAAACAATTGCGAGAATGGCAGCATTTGAGAGACACAGACAGAATAGTCAAAAAGAATTAGGTGACGGATGTGGAAGATTAATGTGGCTTGCTTGGGGTGGTGATGCTGGTGTAGAATGGGCACAAAGAAAACTAAAACAAATTGATAAAGATAAAAATGGAAGATAATAAGAACCTATTAGACACTTTAGATAAGGTCGGTGAGGATTTAGTTAAGACACTTGTTAAAAATCTATTAAAGGCAGATAAGAAGGCAACTGGAACACTTATAAAAAGTGTTGATTATAAATTAGTTGAGAAAGCAAATGGAATAATGATTGAATTACTTGCTGCTGATTATTTAACTAATGTTGATGAAGGTAGAAAAGCAGGTTCAAAACAACCACCATTAAAATCATTAGATAGATGGATTATAGCTAGAAAGATAGCACCAAGAGATAAGAAAGGTAAATTTATACCAAGACAAAGTATTAAGTTTTTAATAGCCAGAAGTATTGCTAAAAATGGTATTAAACCAACAAATGTAATACAAAAGACAATTGATGAAGTTTATTCTAAAAAGAAAGCTTTAATTGAGAAGGCAGCAATTGAAGATATAAATGCTTTGATTGATAAAATACTTATAAATAATAAATAAAAAAATAAAAAAATAAATGGCAGCAACCGTATCAATAGTAACACAACCAGATGAGTGGTCACCAGTTAATAAAGAACTATGGTATAAAGTAGATAGTGGTTCATCATCTGTATCTGATTTTAAGTATTTATTTAGAATACTTAAAAAGAATGAACCATTCGCAACTAAACTACTCGGTTCTTTCAACATATAAAGTTCCACCATCACCAAGTGGATACGCACTTTTTTCACCTAATCAATTACTTAAATCATTTTTTGATTATAATGTAAATCCATTTCAATCAGGATGGGCAAGTAACTTTGTAGGTGGTGCTAACTCAGGTATTCCAGATGGATTAGTTCAATATACAATTAACTATGGTTATGAATATAATCCAAGTCAAGAATATTATGATGTTTTTTATTTTGATGCTACAAATGCAGGTTTAACATTTTCAACACCACATGGTTTAACAGCTGGTGATATAATTACAATTAATAAAACAAACAAACAAGTAAATGTTGTTTATGACGGAACAGCATCGGTTGTTTCAATACCTAATCCTTATTTTGCTGTTATCAATAAAGGTTGGTCTGGTGTAAACACACCTAATGGAACTGATGGAGGAATTATTACAAATATATTTAGATTGAATGCTACAGCTTCAACAAGATATGCGTTTAACGGAACAAGACAATATAGAGAAAGAACTAAAAACTTTAATGAGTATATTTTAGGTTTAACTAATAATAATAAGTTTTTAAGAAACTATACATCAGAATATAAATCAATAAACTACGGACCAAATACAACAACAAATGAATATGAGACCGTTTCTTTAATTGTAGCAACAGCTTCAGGATTAACATCATCAGTTAGGTTCGCTATGTTTAATTCAACAGGTGTTGAACAGACTACTTATTCATATAACCTACCAACAAACAATGTATATAGAAGATTAGATATTGGTGTAGGAACACAGAATTTATCAAACTCATTTAGTATAAACTGGGGTTCAACAAACTATGACTATTATACGGTGACTTATTTACAAAATGGTGTGACTGCATCAGAGACACTTAAATATAAATTAAGAAATGAGTGTTCACCTTATAACGCAAATGAGTGGATAAGAGTTCTATGGTTAAACAGACAAGGTGGATGGGATTACTTTACATTCACAAGAGATGTTAAGAAATCTGTTGCTATAACAAGAAGTGAGTATAATAGAATACTTGATTGGGATTATTCAG